ATCTCCTCTTTCTGTAATACAGAAGTTTTTGAATTCAAGATTGATAAAATTCTTTCTAAGAGTGTCGCCAATCTGAACTGGTTCAACTGCTCCAGCAATATCTTTTCCAAGATGTCGAGCTTTTACATTAATAAATTTATGAGTTCCAAAGCTGCGACCTTCGATCTCAATTTCATCAGCTGTTTTATTTCTCAAGATAAACATGTGAGAACAGAACTGAGTGATTCTGTCAGAAAGAGAGACGATACTTTCATCGTCAACAATGTTTTGAGACTGACGATTGTTTGTAATACCGCTTCTGTTAGATTGAACAGAAGTGATCATTGGGATAACTGGATTTCCATCATGAAGAATTTCTTTCTGAATACACTTCTTGAATTTATCAACCATTTCGCCAACGATCTGCCACTCGTTCTTTCCTCCAGAAGCTTCTGATGTGGTTTTGATATAGTCGAAAGAAAAGATCATTTGATTACCTCTGCCGACTTTACCGTAGTAAAACCTCTTGAGGGTTTTAATCATAGAATCTACATCCATGCCGCCGACATTATAGTAATAGAATTTCATGGACTTGATCTTTGGCCAAGCTTCACGAACTTTGTTTACTACATCTTGACCAGCTCTGCGCCAATCTCCAGTTTCGAGCAAATGCATGGGAACACCAGTAATGGCAGCGCACTGACGCATAATAAGTTCTTCCTTGCTCATTTCTCCATTATCAAAATGGAGAACAGGAACACCATACTTGATGCCTACCTTAGTACTGTAGTCCATGCACCACTGCGTCTTACCGACACCAGAACGAGCAACAACAACTGTGATGTTGCCAGGTCTAAGCAAAGAACCATAAATCTGATTGATCTTTTCATGCGGACCCATCATCCCGAATTCTTTAATCGGATTGTTTCCGCGCTCCTCAATCATAGCCTCCATCTCATCATAGATGTTTTCTGGAGTGTCATTGCCAATTTCGTATAGATTAATACGAGAATTATAAACATTGTCTGCTTGCTCAATAATTTGAGAATAAGGAGTTTCTGGAGAAACCGACTTCATCTTTTTCGCAATTTCCTGAGCAGACTCAAAAATCTCGCGCCTAATCGTGAACTTCTTCAGCTCTTTGGCAGTCTTGATCAAGTTGCCTTTCGGAACTTTTCTCAAAGCAAGAGAGCGAATGTAATCTGATGGATTAACTCGATCCTCAAAAGACAAACCCAAAGTGCTAATTCTTTGAGCGATAATGACTTCATCGATCTGCTCTCCAGAATCAATAGACTGCTTCACAATCGTAAAGATTGTGCTGTGAAGATTAGAATCTTCTGAATAAAAGTCTTTCGAGCTAATGAAATTAGAAATTTCAGAGTAGCTTTCTGGCTCTTTAATCAAAGCCGCAAGAAGTTGTTTTTCCAACTCAAGATTATATATCATACCTAATTATTGCTATGTATTTCAAAAAGTCAACCTACAAAATCACTCCAAACGACTCAAAAAGCTCAGCGCAAATTTTATCGCTTGGATAAATCTCCACGAGATTAATATTATTTATTTGACAAAATCTGAGTTTTTTGTCGTCTCGCTTCAACTGCTCAAGATACTTCATTCGATTTCCATGAAAGAATTTAACGTATTTAGTATGTTGAGCGCCCTGCACTTCAATTGCAACTTTTTTGCTTGCGTTATAAAAGTCAAAAGAAAGCCGAGTTCCAACCAATTTAAATTCTTCAAAAACAATATCAGATCTCCAGTAAGGATATAAAAAATCCTTAACAGAGAACTGAAACTTGCTCTTGCTTTCCGCTTCCCATTTTACCAAATACTTTCTTGCATTTCTAAGCTCAGCTGTCGATCCAGAAAGAGTTTTAAACTTCATTAGAAATTGTTTTTTTGAAGTAATTAGTCAAGAAATCACAGAGCTTTTTATCTGACTCAATAAAGCTGAAGAGAGCATCTTGACCTTGGATCTTTTCAAACGGAGGGAATCCATTTTCTTGCAGAAGCTCGTTAAACTCTTCTGTCGGAGAAATCCAAGAAGTCTTTTTGGTCAAAAATTCCCAAAGGAACAGTAAATCAACAACTTCTTTTTCCACCCAAATAGAGCTTCCATTTGTTCTGCCATATTTAATTGGATATGGAATCGTTAGATTTGTTTTTTCGTTTGGTGATTTTTTGACAGTAACTTTTGCAAAGTGTCCGACAATTGGATTGTTCACCAAATCGATTTTGTTTTCAGTTGGATTTTTAAGAATCAAATCTCCCTTGTTTCTTGGTTCAAATTCAAGAATCCAGTTGGCAAAGTGAAGAAGCGCGTTTCCTCCTGTTGCAGAAGTTTGACGAATGGGAGCTTTTGAATATGGATCTAGCTTAATATCAGCTCGAACTTGACTAATGAATACAGCAATATGTCCACGCTTTGCCAAACCAATAGAAAGACGCTTCATGAAGTTTGCGGCAATTACAGCTCCTCCAGCAACCTTATTTGAATCTTCAAAGCTTTTGTCTAAATCTCCCTTGGAAATGAGACCGTCAACAGAATCGAGAAGGAAATAATAAACATTTGCTTCTTCGTTCTTTGCAACCAATTGTCTCATTACATCAACAACTGTTTCATAAATATTGCTTTCAAATACGAAGCAAGTTCCTTGCTCCCATTCATCTGCACTAAAAACAAACTTGATTCCAGAACGATCTTGCATTTCTTGAGAAAGACGACCTTCTGCTTTAATATAAAAGCCTTTTGCTTTTGGAGTCTTTTCTAGGAAATTTTTCATAAATGAAAGAGCTGCGCTTGTCTTGCCTCCCTCATTCATTCCAACAAATCTATGCAGACCTGGCCCGAGACCACCTCCTAAATGAAGATCCAATTGAAGAGAACCGCTAGAGACTTTATAGTCAATAGCTTCTTCAAAATTGTAGTGATCTGTAGCGTTTTGCTTTAAAAACGAATTTAAAATATCGCTTGACTTCTGGACTTCTTTTTCTTTGGCTTTACTCATGTAAAAAATCTTTAATTGTTTTAGTTAATTTGGGAACATGACAGTCATCCCCAACCTTATCCCCTAGATGATAATCCTCATACTTAGAAAGATCAATACAATAATTGAAAGCTCTGAATTTTTGATCCATGGTTTCTTTCAATTTGTCACATGCTATATAAGCTAGCGAATCAAATTTTCTGTCGAAAGAAACAATATTCATAAACTCTAGAGAATACCTATCGCACAGATCGTTCAAAAACTTCATTTCTCGCATATAAAACAAACGCTTGTCCCTTTGAGGAACAAGCGTAAGTCTGGCAAGTATGTGTTTTTTGTTGATTTTAGACTTGGCCATGCTCAAGTTTATACTCGTTCAAGTCATTTGCAACCATTTTTTCTACCAAATCTTTGAAAGAACTTTTTGGAGCCCATCCAAGTACTTCTCTGGCTTTTGAAGAATCTCCAAGAAGAAGCTCTACTTCTGCTGGTCTATAAAACTTAGAATTAATAACTAAAAGAACTCTGCCAGTTTCATTTTGACGAAATTCTTCTTGCAAGCCTTCGCCAAACCAAGCTCCTTTTATTCCAGCAGCTTGGAATGCTAATTCAACGAACTCACGAATAGAGTGTGTTTCATTAGAAGACAATACATATTCTTCAATATGTTTAAATTCTTCGCCAGCAGGAATCATGATTGGCAAATAGTTCTCTTGATGAAGCATTCTCCAAACACCATCCACAAAATCTTCTGCATCGCTCCAATCTCTAAGCGCATCGAGATTACCTAATTCAAGAGGAGCAAATGATTCTTGCTTGTCTATTGCATTTTTAATCCTAGCTATATTTTTAGTGATTTTGCGAGTTACAAATTCTTCTCCTCTGCGAGTGCCTTCATGATTAAACAACCAACCTTGAACTGCATATAGACTATAAGACTCTCTGTAAACCTTCACCAAATGCCTTGCAGAAGCTTTAGCAGCTCCATATGGACTTCTAGGGCGAAGTGGGTGTTGCTCTGACTGAGGAGCTGTAACAACGTCTCCAAACTCCTCTGAAGAGCCAGCGTTATAGTATCGACACTTCGGAGCAAACTTGCGTATAGATTCAAGCTGATAAAGCACAGACATGCAGTTTGTAAACATGTGGTTCACTGGCATCGTCCAGCTATTGCCAACAAAAGAGTTTGCGGCGAAATTAATAAAGTAATCTGGCTGTTC